ATATTAAAAATGACTATAATCTAGAAATTAGTGAAACTCCTAATATATTTAATTTTACTACAAACAATAAAATTAATAGTTATCATAATTCTGCATATATTGATAATTTTTTCACATACATAGGAAGTAAATATAATGAATTAAATCTTTGTCCAACATTTCCAGAATATTATGGAGGATTTATTGGAGTTACAGATAAATACGAATATGATTTATCCGAAGAATATGAAATGATTAAAGACTTGAATTGGTTTAAACAAAATTTAGATAGAATGTTTAAAATTAGAGTTAAAGAATTAGAAATTCCACTTGATGAAAAAATAGTATTTTCAGGAAATAAATCTAATAATGAAAGTGAAAGTGGAAGTGGAAGCGAAGAAGAAGATGAAGCGACAGAATCCGATAGTGAGAATGAGTTAGAACTAGAAATAGAAAATGATGATGCAGCAGATTATGTAGAACCCTTGGAAGATTTTATAGATGAATCAGAGTGGGTTACAGAATCTGAAGGAGAAGATAATAGTGAAAATGATTCAGTAAGTGATTGTAGTAGTTTTGAAATAGATAGCACTATAAATCAAGTCCATTATTGTAAATTTAAAAGATTTCCAGTTCAATTAGTAGCTATGGAAAAAATGGAATATACCCTTGAAAATTTAGTTGAAGATTTAGAATATGAAATATCAGAAGAGGAATGGTTAGGTATATTTTTTCAAATATGTTTTGGATTAAGTGTAGCTTTTAAAAGAAATAAGTTTGTGCATAATGACCTTCATTGTAGTAATATCATGTTTGTTAAGACTGAAATAGAATACCTATACTTTAAATTTAAATCAAAAGTATTTAGAATACCTACTTTTGGTAGAATAACAAAAATAATTGATTTTGGAAGAGCTACATTCACTGTAGATAATAAAATATTCTTTAGTGATGTATTCCGTAAAAATGGAGATGCTGAAGGACAATATTCATTTCCATACAATAATAGTATGAAGAATTGTAAAGTTAAACCAAATCCAAGTTTTGATTTATGTAGATTAACAAAAACAATTATAGATTACTTTGAAGAAGGAAGTGACCTACATAAATTATTAGAACTTTGGTGTAGTGATAAATATGGAAATAGTCTCCTAGAACACGATGATGATTTTGATTTATATCGTGTTATTGCTAAGAATGTAAGATCTGCTGTGCCAGTAAAACAATTAGATAAAAAGGTTTTTAAAAGATTTATAATAGATGAAAGTGAATTGCCAGAAGATGAAATACTATATAAATTCTAATTTAGATTTTATCAGAATCTTGGTTCGGAAATATTAACATTGTTTAAATCTAAATCAGTCATTCCTTCCATTATTCCCTGATTAGAGTGCCCTCCCATTTGAACTTGTGGTCTATATCCTCCTCCACCAGACAATTGTGGTTGATTAAATCCACCACTCATTTTTTTTGGTATTGGAAGACTAAAATTCTTTGTTTTAAAGAATAAAATTCCTAATGTAATGCTGAAAACAGCTAAATATATTTTTACATAAGACAAAAAATTTACCTGTTCCTTATTTGTTGTCATGTTTCTTTTTCTATCTACAAATATGAAAATTACAACTGCTAATGCTGCAATTGCTGAAAGTACGTAATTGTTTTCTAAATAATTCATAATAATTTTTTTATATAAAATAAAAAGAGAATACAAACACAGTATTAACGAATTAATTATTCAAGTTCTAAATTATCATTTTCAATAGAATCACTGAAGAAGTTAAATGAGCTCTTTTTTTCCTTAAGTTTTTGTTTCTTTTCTAAATCTTCTTCACTTAATGAATTCTTTGTATCTAAAAGTATAGTTTTAACTTCTTCTTTAGAACCTTCTGTATCATTACTTGCGAATGGTTCTTCAATTGGACCTAAATCAATTGTTTTTACATCAAGGTCTAAATCCAAATCCAAGTCTAAATCTTCAGTATCAGAAACATCAAATTCTATCTTTGGTTCTTCTTCTAACTCTTCCTTCTTTTCATCTAAATTTAAGCTAATATTTTCATTACTAAAATCTGTTGTTTCTGCAAAAGAAACTGACTTTTCTCCTTCAGTTACTTCTGCTACTGGTTCATTAACAGGTTCTGCTACTGGTTCTGTTGATTGTTCCTCTAATGATTCTGCTAATGACTCAACTACAGCTTCAGATTCTACATTCTTTTTCTCTTGTTCTCGTGCAGTATTTTCTATTTCAGTTCTGACTAAATCTCTAATATTCATGTTTAAATCTGATAATTTTGGTTCTGGTTCTGATTCAGGTTCTACAGTTGGTAATGCTTCAGATTCTACTACAGGTTCAACCACAGATTCTACTACAGGTTCAACCACAGATTCTACTACAGATTCTACTACAGGTTCAACCACAGATTCAGGCGAAGGTTCAACAACCTCAGCTTCTAATTCTTCAGCTGTAACTTCAGGTTCTGGTTCATTTTCAGTTTTAACTTCTTCCTCCTGATTACTATAGTCATTTGATAAATATTCTTGAAGAATATGTTTTACAGGGAGTTGTTTTCTTATAGTATTTTCAATACTCTTTTCTATTAAAGTCTCAGATTCGTTTCTATTTTTTTGATATTCATATCTTGAAATAGTATCATCTAGTAGATATGGATTTTTGTAAAATATACGAGCAATATCAATATAGCACTGATGGATAAAATGATCTACTTTTGGTATTTTTAAATTAATCTGTCTCTTATTTTTTGAAAAATTAATACTAGATAAAATTCTTGTGTGACTAACAAAAACAGCTGTAATTAATTCATCTAACCAATCACATTTTGATTCAGTTAAAATATTTTCACATTCAGCTAAAATAACTTCTTGATTCCATTTTGGAACTTCTTCTAGTTTTTTTTGAAGTTGAGTTAAAACACTAGCTAATTCATTTCTGCTTACACAATCTTCCTTACATTCTGTATAAATTCGTTTAATTCCCTGATACATATTTCCCTTTAAAACACTTACTAATTGTTTAGTGTATTCAACTTTTGCATCAACAATAACAGCTAAATTACCATCTTCCATTGTTTTGATGTGTAGATAGAAAATTAATTTTTTCAAACAACGCATTATAAAAAAAGTTTTAAGAATTAAGAATAAGCATAACTAGATAATGAGTGAGTATATGGATTTTCTTTGTAGGCATTTAATATTTCAGTATTAATTAAATCTTCTTGAACATCATTTGATAATCCTACACGCATACTTGTGTATAATTTGCCTTCATTAGATGGAGTTTTCTCATATACTGCATCCTGTTCTACACGTTCGGCATTAACTTCACTTAATTGACGCTTCTGTAATACATTCATTACTTCACCACCATTCCATATTTTAACATTTGAACCCATAGGTTTTCTGCCTTTGGCAATACTCTGTTTGTTAAGGTTCAATCTAGAGTTGCGTTCAGCGTGAGTAGTTCTACTTAAACTGACAGCATTCTTTGCAGTTCCTGAATATTCATAGTCAGATAAAAATTGTTTTTGAGTTGCAGGAGCATCTGCTGGGTCAATAATATAACCAGCGTCTTTTGTATATTTTACATTACTACTATGGACATTGTTTTCTGTAGTTTCTCTTAATGTTTTCTTTAATTTATCTTGTATTTGAACAGTTTGTTTGTGTGGAGTATTTGCATTAATAGCATTTGCATTGTAATCAATTGTTTCTAATGTATTTCTGATAGTAATTTTAGGTTTTGTATCATAGTCATAAATTTTAATTTTATGTTTGTCTATTCCTACATTACCCATGTGTTCATTATCTTCAGTAGTTTCTTTAATGGTTGTTTTTGCTACATCATTGGGGTCATATACAGTTAATTTGTTTGGACCTTTTAATTGTCCTTCTCTGTTATTATGAATTAAAGTTTCCTTAATAGTTGTTCTAGCTACATCATTTGTATCATATACAGTTTGTTTCTTTGGTATTTGAGCATTCATATTACCTTCTGGTCTTGCATTACCAATAACATTTTCCTTCTTTGTTACTTTCATTAAATCTAAAAGTGGTGCTGAAATAGATTTAACAGCACTTGCTACATTACTACTGTGTTTAGTAATAGTAGTTGTATCTCTTTCATTAGGACCAGCAACGAAACTGCTCTTACCATAGTCCGCTTGTTCTCCTTCAGTCCTCCATTTATGTTGTATTTTAATGTTGTGTAATCCATAATTTTCATAAGTATTTCTGGTTGATTCTTGAGTAATTTCAATCTGTCTTGGTTTAATAACGGTTCCTATAGCATGTCCATATTCTTCTCTAGAGTTATGTTTTCCTTTATCTTCTGCTGTAAAATTTTCTCTTGCAGCATATTTTATCATTTGACCAGTAGTTTTAAGAAGATTAGCAATTGTTTGATGCCATGCTTTCTCAGGTCTATTTCTATGAACTTGTGATGTAGCTGTTCTTTTAGCGATTTTACTACCGGCTTTTGGTGGTGTAGTGTATGTTATTTGCTGTCTAACATTTAATTCATCAATAGATTTGAAATTACTTCTTGCAATATCTCCTGTTTCAAATTGATGAAAACCACCTTTACCTATAACTCCACATTTTTTATCATTAAGACCTGGAGCTACTCTTACTTCCTTAAAAGGTCTTTCGTTTGTTTTAAAATTACTTTTATTATATCTAGTTTTTAAAACATCAGTCATATTAGGAGAACCATTTACATAACCTAAATCTTTTGTAGGTTTAAATTTAGGTTTTGTTTCACGTTTATGAAAGTTAAGGTCTGAGTCATAACCACTAAAACAAGCTAGTTTTAATTGACTTGCAGATTCATTTGTATTTTGCTTTATTTTTCCACCAAAGAAAGGAAGAATTTTCTTTCCAGTATCATCTTCTAAAAAGTTTTCAACATTAACTTTTTTTCCTGTAAGAGGACTTACAATAAATTTTTCATTATCAGATTGATCTTCAGCGTCAGATTCAAGTTCTTTTGGTAATGCATTACTAATAACATCTGATATTGGAACTGTGTCTTTTCCTAATTCATATAATTTTTTTGTTGGTTCATCTAAAAAGTCTGTAAAACTTCTTGGAACATTCTTTGATTTTTTAAAACTTTTATCATCCCTTTTTTGTTTATCTTTTTCTTTGGAATCCTTTTTTACATTGTTATTGCTTTCCTCTTTTACCTTATTATTTTTTTCAGTTGTAGTTTCTTTACTTTTATTGATATAACTTCCTATACCAAATAATGCTATGGCCAAGTATAACTCTAACATTATGACTTATATAATTTATATTATATTTTAATTTAGGTAAAAATACTTAAAAACGAGTATTGATAAACTTATAGCAATGACTTCTTACGAAGAAATTATCAATTTCAAGAAAACTCATGAAACAAAACCTCATGAAATTCTTGATAATATTTTTAAAAAATTAGAAAGTGCTATAATAGAAGCAAGTAAATTACAGGAACAAAAACCAGAAAAAAGTTGGCGCGCTGAAAAACCTACATTTCTTAAAAAAGTATCAACAAACAAAGATGATATATTAACTGCTGATATTAATGTTTTGTTAAATAAAATGTCTCCTAAAAACTTTGAAGATATTAGTAAAAACATAATTGATATTTTAAGTAAAAATAGAGAAAACGTAAAATTTTTTGAAGTTACATTAGAAAGTGTGTTTAAAAAGGCTGTAACACAATCTATATACTGCAACATTTATACGCAATTTATAAAGCGACTATTTGAATTAAAATTTAATGTAGGAGATATCTTATTATCTAAATGTGATAAATTTAAATATATTCTTAAAGAAGAAGAGGGAACAGAATCTAGAAGTTATAGCAAAGAAGTAACTCGAGAAAACTATGCAAAATTCTGTAAAGACCTTAAAGATAAGAACTTTAAAAAGGGATATTCACAATTTATTGGAGAATTATATAATAAATCTCTTGTATCTAGAGAAATCCTATGTGAAAATATAAATATTTGCATTGAAAATATTACTAAATTTGGAAAAGATGACCCTAAGGGTGCTATAGTAGAAGATAATTGTATTTGTGTAGTTAATACATTAAATACTATAGAAGATTCTGAATTAAAGAGCGAATATAAAGATTCTATGAATACTATTCAAAAAACTCCAGGTCTTCCTAAAAGATTGATGTTCATGTTTATGGACTTGAAATTTTAAACATTATTTTTATTTTTTTATTTTTTATTTAACAATAGTAATTAGTAATTATTAATAATTATAATTTATAATGATTGATTTAAAAACTTTTGTTAATAATAATATTGATGACCTTATTAAAATAACAATTACAGAAAGAAGAGATAAAGGATTTGGTGCTATTTTTATAGTTCATAATGAAAATACAAATAAAATAGACTGTAGATATATCGAGTTAGGAAACGAATATTTTCAACCTGAATTAAGACTACCATTTAAAAAATTCGCAGAGGAAAACCCTAGTAGTGTAATATATTTTGTTTTATGTAATGAAGGTAATTGTGAAGTTATACAAATAGATCTCGATAACAGAAATAAAAATAGTTAATTATATTATACAATGAATAAATTATTTTCTAAAAAAACAATCATAGTCTTATTAGTCCTTTTAATTTTAGGATTAGTATATTTATTAAATTGCAACAATATTTCAGAACATTTTTCAGGATATTATAGATGTGAAAGAAGACCACTAGGTGGAATCTATAAGGAAATTTTTAAAGAAGAAAATGTAGATTTAAATAATGATTTAGAATCATGTGGATTATATTATCCATGCGGTTATAATGGAGTTGAAAAGGAATTGAGAAATTTAGACTTCGGACAGAAAAATAATACTAATAGAGATATTTTTGGTATTTGTGGTAGTGATGTTATCGCAAGTAAAAGTAGTCTTTGGAAAGTAGTATCAGAATATTATGGTAGAAAAAGAGCTAGTAAATTAATTCCAGAATCTTTCCTTTTAAAAGAAAATCGTGAATTACCTATTTTTAAGGAAAAATTTGACCCAAGAAAAGTTTATATTCTCAAGAAAAATATTCAAAGAAAGAAAGGAATTAAATTAACTAGTGATTATAATGAAGTTGCAGAAGCTAACAAGAAAAAATATGTTATGGTTCAAGAGAAAAAGGAGAGTATTATAATTAACAAAAGAAGAATGAATCTTAGAATTTACATTTTTGTTCAATGTAAAAATGGTGTGAAAAATGTATTTATTCACGAAAAAGCCAAATGTTTATACACTAGCAAAGATGTAATTGACCCAGTAAATTCAAATGGAGAGGAGTTTGAAACATTAATTACAAATAGTTATGTAACTGATTTAGAAATCTATAATAAAAATCCACTTACACTTGAACGTCTTCTCGATTATCTTGAAAAGAATAATGGAGTCAGTGGTAAAGAACTAAAACGAAAAATTTACAAAAATATTACAGAAGTTTTCCAATCATTATTACCTAAAGTATGTAATTGTGCAAACTTAAAAGGAAACAATATGTATCAAATGTTTGGTGCAGACATATTAATCGATAAAGGATATAATGTCTATATGTTAGAAGTTAATAAAGGACCAGATATGAAACATAAAGACCAGGCAGATCACGATTTGAAGAAACGCGTAGTTTTTGATACATTCGAAAAAATGGGTGTTGTAAAACCAAAAACTTCCGAGTATAAAAATGGATATACTCAAGTAATATAATTTTTTATTTGTTTTTAAAATTTTTTTAGTATATATAATTATATGAAACTATCTAAAAAAGTCAATTATAAAAAATCAAAGCGTAATAACATTAAGAAAAACAAACGTGTTAGTAATAAAAAACCAAAAATTAATAAAAAACCAAAAGTTAATAGAACAAAAAAAGCTAGAGTTAAAAG